CAGATCTGACAGCGACCGCTCAAAATCGTCTGCCGTCCAACCGATAGGGGCCAGGGTTTTGCGGCCACCGTGATCGACCACCGCGCCCGATACCGCTTCCAGGGCTTCGTCATAGTCAATCGAGTTGCCTTCTGCTTCTTTGGCCGCCCAGACCTTGATCGCTGCATTGACCGCCGCATCGCGGGCCACGGGTGAGGCAATCGCATCTCCGAGGTATTCGCGCATCTCTGCCTGAATGCCATCGCCTGCCGCGTCGTCTACCTTCACGCGCTTGCCTTTGATGGCTTCGTCGCCCTTGATGATCAGGCTGGCCAGGTTTTGGCCGTCCGGGGTTTTAAGTCCCTGCGCCTGAGCCGCGGCAACCACACCCAGCGTCTCATCGCCACCGCTCAACTGACCAGCCAGGGCCATCATGCGGTCCGGGCCAACAGACTCAGACAATTCCCCGAGCATTGCCGCCTTCTCATTGGCCGCCATTGAATCAAGCATCCGCGCGACGGCCTCAGCTTCTTTGGGTTGCAGCGGCGACACGGGTCGTCCTGCTGCCTGCTCGATGGTGTCGATCTGCTCCATGCGCGATTGCATCGACGCGGCCAATCCTTCGACGCTGGTGTGATCAATGGGGGGTATCCCGTCAATCTGGCCTCGGTCAGCGGCGGCTTGCCACGGATCGGCGACATAGTCTCGCGCAGTAGCGTCGCGGATCTTCATCAACTTTTGCAAGCGCTTCGACGTTGCCGGGGTCACACCCTTAGCCGCAGCCTCACTGGTCATCTTCTGCACGGCCGCCGTTTGTTGGTCAACCGACATCGAGCCAAACCCCGCCGACTCTGCCGCCCCTTTCATGATCTCCTTGACCGTGCCCGCCATTGAGGTGCCCTTGGCCTGCGCGGCGACCTGGCTGGCGTAAGCATCGGATATGGGAAAGCCACCGTCAGCCAACGATTGCAGGCTTTTGACCGCACTCGCTGCTTGTCGATCGCGCTTAGCAATTGCAGCCTGTCGCCGGTTGTCCAGCACACTCATGCGACTGTCGATGCTGCTCAGCATGGCCGATTGCTGCATGGGGTCCATGTCGCCATTGCCCGCCACCGACTGTCGAAGCTCTTTCAGATCGACGGGGGACTGTGACGCATCGGCCAGCTTGGCGCGGTAGTGCGATTGCGTGGCGCGTTCTTTGAACTTCGCCCCGGCCTCTGCCGCTTTGTCTGCCCCATGCACCTGAGCATATGGCCCCCACTCACTGAACAAACCTTTGCCTGCTGACAGCGCTTGATTCAAATCTCCGGTCGCAAGCCTCTCCAATTGTTCGGTGCTTTTCGTCAGTTTGCCCATCAACTGCTCGTCTTGATGAGCGCTGACCCGATCACGAACAGCGAGCACGTTTTTCATAGCCGACTTTTGCACGCCAGCATTGAACATCGGCTTAGCGGTTTCTGATAGCTGGCCCGCCACATCCTGGCCCAACGCTTTGAACCGACCCGCGATCTTGTCTTGATATTCCTGCGGCGACAACTCGCCAGACTTGAGCGCCCCGTCAAACTCGCGAAGCACTGCATCAGAATCAAGTTGATACTGGATCAGGGCATTACCAGCGGACAGTTTGTCGTCGGCTTCTTGTTTATTCGCCGCCAGTTTGTCCGCTTCCTGCTGCCGCTTTAACTCTGCCTTCTCGGTGGCGATGGCTTCGCGCTCGTATTCATCCACGCGCCGTTTGGTGTCTCGATTGCTGGCAATTTCCTCGGCGGCGTCAATGTTCTTTTGCCCCTCGGCTGCGCGGAATTCACGCTGCCCCGCTGCGCCGAGCGTGCGCCCTAAGTCCCGCATTCCCTGCGTCGTGTCTACGGGCGGGCCAACTCGTGGCGCACCACCTGAACGAACAACCGCGCCAGTAGGCCGTGGGATCTGTAGTCGCGCCATGCTTAGCCTCTTGACTCATTGATTGCCAGCTCGCGACGTTGCGATGCCTGACTAGATGCTGCTGAGTTTGCCCGGTAGCCAGACCAACCATTCAATGCCGCTGCTGCCCCGCTCATCATTGCCGAGCGCCTTGCATCATTGCCCTGGCTTTCAGCATAAGCACCGCCCGCCCGGATCGAGCGCCCCGCGTTCTGCCCGGAATAGATCGCCGCCAGTGCGTCAGCCTCATAGGCTTCACTGGTTTGCATTTCAGCGTTTTGGAATACCTGGCTGTTGATGTCCAGCCCCGAAGCCCCGGCTTGCGTGGCAATCTCTGAGCGAGCAATACGACCAGCGCGGCGCGACTTCTCTGCCAGGATGCGCCCCTCACCTTCTTTGGCTTTGGCTTGCTCGTTCGCTTGCTTCGCTTGGTACTCACCATACGCTTCGGCATTCTTGCCCTGCTGAATGGCTGAGCCCGCAGCAACGACCGTCGAAAAGACTAATAGCGACACACACATTATCGACACCTCTTAGAAAACAGATCGCCAACATTCTCAAACCCCATGTGATCCATCAACTGACCAAACCCAGATCGAGCCACGCCGGTATTGCAGCCCATCTCACAATCGACCGCGCCCACATCGCACGCCCACTCATAAAACGCGGTGGCCAGATCTTTGCCGATGCCAGCCTGCCGCGCCGATGGCACAACAAACATGCCGACATCCTGAGCGACCATCGCAGCGCTAAAGAATTGCGGCGACACAAAACCAATCAGCCCGCCGTTAATCGTGCCGTCCTGCTCAATCGACACACGAACGCAATAAGTGTCCGAGTCAATCGCCACGGCAAGCATCTGCGCAAACTTGTCATGATCGAAAGGATAGTCAGTGGCAAACCGGCTTTGCTTGTGCATGTCGTAAGCCATCGCGGCAATCATCGTGGCGTCTGCGTGGTTGGCGGTTCTGATCATGGCGCGTTACTCAGCCGTTCCGAAATGAATAGGACGTGAAGCGGGTACGGCCTGACCTGCTTAATCCTCATGCTGGGCTCGTCGCGCTTCCACCCTTGCAGCGTCATATCTGATTCGCCGGTTAGTAATTCAATTGGCGTCGCGCGTGAATCGTCCGAGTGTACTGGTGACGGGCCAATCTGGTTTAGATCGTTCACTGTGCCGCCGATGCTGTTGTGTACTTTCAGCATGGCAGGGCCGGTGCGTACTGGTCGCCCCTGGCCTGTCCCTGATTGTGTGGCCGCTTCGTTGGGCATGGGGGCAAGCTCGCTGGTGTAGTTGAACCCCACTGCAATCCGATCCGCGAAGTTTGATATTTGATAGGTGTTGTCTAGCGGCACTGCTCGCTCTCCAGCGTCGTACCCATCAGCAACAGCGGTCATGACCACGCTGCGAAAGATTGGGTTCATATCAACTTCGACTAAAAACGCCGGGCTAATCTCAAGCGTTGCGCAGTCAAGCATCACGCCAATGCGTTTGTTTATGTCACCCGCTGCTGCTTCATCATTGCGGGGATACCAATCATCCCGCACCCGTTCAATGACTCGATGCGTATCACCAATGCGAGTGCAGCACATATAGACCTCATCGCGCTCACCGCTCGAGACCGCAGTGACAGATTCGATTTTTCCATTGGTGTCCCACGGCCACCACGCGACAACGCTCTGACTGCGATCATAAGTGCAGCAAGCCATCGTGCCATCGGCCAATACACAATAAATCGTTGGGACTGGCGTCCTGGCAAAGGTCATATCAATAATGGGTGTCTTGAACAAATGCTCTGCCAGAATGGCAATATCTGCGGGCACGTAAGCAGATGCGCCGCCGTCATAGCCCATTGAAATAGTTCTGCGACCGTCAAAGCGAACAAAAACAGGTTCTTCATTGACCGAGATCGGTTTGATTCTTCGGCAACCATGCTTCGACTGCGGTCTTGCTCTCGGGATATTGACGCTCGATAGCGCTTCGTTGTTGCTGGGCAGTAGCGCGTACTCGCCTTCATCGGTGTGAACAATTAGCTCTTGATCGCTGACGAGATATTGAATGCTCGTTTGCTTGCTGGTTTGCAGCGCGTACGCATAGCCATCCTCTGCCAACTCGGTTACGCGAAAATCAAACGGGATTCCGATAGCGCTGGCGACGATGCCGGTAGGGTTGCCGTTCCAGCCAGCAAACAGTAGGCGCTGCTCATGGAATGCAACCGCCCTCGGATAACCTTTCGTGCCACCGCCCCAGATCTTCGACTCAAGCGACCATGATGCACCTGTCGCGCCAGTGGTATCCACCAGCTCTTGCAATACTTCGCCTGTAACGTTCGAGGCGTCGACCAGTCCGGTAATTAGGATCTTGCCGCCGTTGATGTTGATCACCGAGCCAATCCGAGACGCATCCCATTCGCCGTTTGTCGACACGTTCATAATGCCGCCGACTCTGTTTGACCCTGTTGGCGTGATTGACCATTGCAATGGCCCGGAAAATTCAAACGGCAAGGTTGATGCCGGATCAAAACCAGTCTCAACAATGACGTTGAAACTACCGGCAAAAACAAACTGAACAACCCCCAGGCTGTTGCCTTGTGTGATTGTCCGATTAAGTGAGCCACTAGGAGGCGTGCCAGTAAAAACAACTGTCGACCCGTTTTGATTGCTGCTAGCGGGCGAAAACGATGACGCGGGGTAGCTATCGGGAAGCACCGCCGTTGGCTCAGGAGAGAACCGAATGGCCCCAATACCCCAGCCGCTTGATGTTTTGACCAGTCGTGTCGGCTTAGTGTTTGGCCCGGTGAAAATCAGCGTTAAACCAGCCTGCTCATAGTCCAAAGATTCGTAAGCGTTGCCAAAAGGCGTCGGGATGGTGGCCGCCACAGTGCCATCGGTACCGTTGTAAACCACTATGTTGATTGGACCAATTGCAATCACATACGATTCGGTCACTGACACATGAAACGGGATCAGGCGAGAGCGACTGCCGGTTGCGTCAGAGTCGGCGCGATTCAAAAACTCTGTGCCTGCACGGCGCTTTGCCCCGCCAAATGGCAACGGCATCATGTTGCGCAGCACTTCGCAGCCCTGGCGATACTGAGCCATATCAAACCGACCGCGCAGTAGTGGCGTTAGCTCACCCGAGACAAAAGAGACGATAGGCTGATAGCGTGATTGCGCCATTATTAGCGAACTCCCAGCCAGTCAGACGAACGCCCAAATTCTTCGGCTTCATGCTCGGTAGCTTCAATGCCCGCGTAAGTCCTCAGCGCGTATTCGTATTCCTCTTTGCACTGCGCGGTCATTGTGCGGCTATTGGTCTGGGCGTAGGCAAGCCGACCTTTCATGGCAGCGACCATCAATTCATTAAACCAGTCCGGCCAAAATTCTTCGGCCAGGTCGTGGGAGTAGGTCAGCATGATGCTTTCCGGTCGGGCATATAAAATCCCGGCGCTTCCTAATTCATACTCAATGCGGCAATTGCTCATGTCTGTAACTTCCCACAACCGAATAAAGTTGGCTGGGAAAAAGAATCTGTTGGGCAGCGTGAACCCTTCCGTCTCTGTTCCGGTTTTGTTGCTCTTGGCAACCAACCGCAGAAACGTCCACGGTTTCGCCCGCATCACCTTGGCGCGTTCCAACGGGTAAAGCGTCCCGGCGGTGATGGCAATCGTTGATTGAGTAAACGTTGTAATGGGTTGCCCACCTAGATCGATCAGGGCAGCGCTACATATTTGTTCCGGTGTCATGCTCTCACCTGATATAAAAATGCCCAGCGCGAAGCCGGGCATAACTCCGCATTAGCGGGAGGGAGGACTCAAAATATCTTACGGCGCGACGAACAACACTTCGATGCGCAGATCTTGGTTAGCGGTTGGATTGGCACCGCCAAAGGTCAGAAATACCTCGACCTCATAATCAGGCGTGACCGCATCCGCGCCGTTAGCCATCAGCGTGCCGTTGTCCACATCGAACGTACCAGCCGCATTGATGGCTTGAGAGCCCAACGATGCAGCAACCGCGCCCGAACCGTCAGACAGCTTACGATGGCCGACTGATACGGTAGAGCTTGCTGCGCCTGCCGCACAGCCTACTTTAACTCCAATCGGTCGCGCTTCTGGCGGCAATTTTTGACCTGTTGCCATCGTGTCGCCATCGGCGGCAGTCCATGCGTCAGGCGTGGTAATGACCAAACAACGAACCGGGTTGTAATCTGCCGATCTGTTGCGCTTGTTGGCTGCTTTGTTAGCTGCCTGTTTGCTGTTTACTTCTGCCATTGTCTTAACTCCAAAAGGTTTGGCGTCAGTGACCAGGACTGAACCGGGCCGCTAAAGTGCTGTGATTACTGCTCGATCTCGACCGCGACAACACCTTTTTCCTCAGTGCGTAGTGCCGCACCAGAGAAGGCATAAGACACTTGGTAAGCGTCCTGCTTGTCGTTGCGCTCTGAGACATTGCCGCGCTCGTAACCCATGCCAAACTTAACCGCCGTTTTAGTCATGGCCAAACCAGTGCGCACCGTGCCGTTTAGATTGAACTTGTTGTAGGGAATCCACTCGAAGCCCATCCACTTGCCTGACACATCGCCAGCCTGCAACATCTTGACCGCCATAAAGTCAGCGCTGGTCAACGTGGTGTCGGCCAACACATCTTCAAGCATGGCATCGTCATAGAGCATGACCAATTCCTCGCCCGCGTGCTGGTCGTTCTCATTGACTCGGAAGATCTTGCGAACCGTGATCAGTTTGCCCTTGGTAAGACCAGTGCCACCGGCCAGAATCTTTTGCGTGTTAGGCAATACGATGGTGGAGCCATCCTTCAAGCCCTGCGTGCCAATCGCTGCCTTGTAGATGATGTCGTCTACTTTGCGGTTCTTAGCTTTGATCAGGGTGCCCATGTAATTGCCACCCGCTACCGGGTTGACCTTCATGCGCGGGATGTCTTTGCGATCCAGTGGCAGAGCTTTGTAGAAGTCCTGCATCGGTGCGATGGGAGTCTTGTGCTCGACTGCGCCCCAGATGGTGTCTCCAAGACGGTCGTTTACTTCGTCCATCTCGGTTGAGCCCATGAAGTTATGGGTGAAGGCTTCGCCCTCGACCGTGCCTTCATTGAGCACGCACGCCAATAGGCGCGACTCGGACTGTTGCGCGGTTTCTCGGATTGCATTGTCCCAGGCGGTAACGAATGCTTGGTCGATTGAATCGTGTGATGCTGCCATTGTGGTAACTCCAAAGTATTAACGGAGCCGCTTACAGGGTGTCCGATACCGGGCCTGGAAACTCCGACGCTGTTGCGACTGCTGACAGCGCCTGTCGGGCTTTGACTGGGTGTCCGCCGCCACGCGGGCCAGTGTGTATTGCTACTGCTTTTCTGGCTGTCCGTATAGGTTTGACCATGCGGCCTGCGCCTTTTCACGTACTGCCTTGTCTTTGCTGCCCAGATCGCGGACCAGCTCGGTCATCGAGACGCCCCCGGTATTGACCGGATCATCTCCATTCGGTGGCGGCGAGCCCTCTTTCATCTGCTTACCCACTTCGGCCATCATCCAAATCATGTCTGGATCGTTGCCATACTTAGCGTGCATCTGGTCGAAGCGCTCACCCGAGAATGACTCAAACGCTCGGAATGCTGCCTGATAATTTGCAGCCCGCTCGTCTGGCGTTTTCCAGACTTCCTCAAGCTGTGCGTTGCACTCTTGTTCATTGAGGATCGCAATGTCACCCGTGAGCTTGCCGATGGTCTTACCGAACGCTTCCATCGTGGTATCGAGCTGCTTCTGAGTGAATCCAGCTGCGTGCGCATTGGTCAGAAATTCTTTGAAGCCGGGATCTTCTTGGTCAAACTCTTTGCCCATTTCGCCGGGCATGTTGATCTCATAGTCACCTGGTGCAGCTGGGGCAACCCCATCGGCCTGACCCATCTTTTTCGATAGATCGTTGTAAGCGGTCGCGGTCTTTGCCAGCGTCGCCTGCTCGTCCAGGGAGCCATCCTCACGCATCACCCGGTACTTCTCCGGGGTGCCGTGAAAGGGATCTTCGGTCGATGCGTTCTTGCTTAGCGCGGTTTCTGTCTTTGATGCTGCCTGGTCGGCGGGCGTACCCCCTTCGCCTTCACTGCCCGCCGACCCTTTGTCGAGTGCAGCGCTTTCGCCGCTATCCCCAGAATCACCACCGCCACCACCTTCGCCCGCGCCAGTGCCGTCGCCAGCTTCATCTTGGAACAGGTATGCGCGAAGGTTTTGCATGAACATGGGCTTATCCGGTTATCAATATGGGCCAGATAATAGGGCGTGTCCTGTGCAAGATCTTGCGAAATTAGCGTTCACGCCCTTGGTTGATACGCCGAATCACGAAGTCTATGACCTCTGTCCGGCCTGCATTCCGGTACGTGGTCAGCACCGCATCAATGCCGCCCTCGACCGCTGGCGTCTGGCTTTTAAAGCGGTTCATCAGATCTTCAAGCACCGCCGCCCCGCGCTGGTCTATCTCGAAAATCTGATGATAGAGCTGCGCCATGCGCTGGGCTTCGTCGGATAGCCCGGTAGGAATGGCTGCTTCATCATCGCTGTTTACTTCGCCGTCCATCGCCTATTCCTTGTTATGAATCCCTTTTTTTGGCCATGCTTTCGGGGTGCGAAAGGGTGTCTTGACTGAGCCGACCCCCAGCGACTCATCGGCAGTAACAGGGGGTTTTGGTAGATCGCCGCGCTTGTCCGTGGTCATTTCATTGTGACGGGCTCCCCATTCTGTTGGGGCAGGCGGGGCAACAGGAATGTAAACATTGAACAGCTTGGGCTCGGTGACGTTGCTGGTCGTCAAGTCTTTGACCTGATACGCGACAACACTGTAACCACCCACGGGCAGCGAAAGCAGCACGCTCCAATTGCCATTGCTATCCACAGTGGCCATGCTAGGCAGCAAAGCACCGTTTAACCTGAGACGCACGGTCGCACCAACTGCCCCGGTGCCGGCAATCGTGATGTCGCCCTCACCGCTTGCAATGGCATACATGACGGGCGGGTCAAGGGTTACGCCCACATCATCATCGAGCACTTGCACCGCGACAGGTCCGGCCGATCCACTGGTTTTGCCATTTTTGGTTTGCGTGGCTAACAGCTCGTAGTCGCCAGGGGGCAATGCCACATTGGTGGCCCACTGACCCGAACCGTTGGCGCTTGTCGTGATCGTGTTGCCGTAGATCTGCAGTTGAACCGTGGCGTTAGGCTCGGCAGTGCCGCTCAGCGCTGCTGGGCTCACCGACGCGGCCACCGGATTGATTGTCGGAACGACCGGCAGCACATCAATCACAGCGTCAGCAAACACCGAGGGCGCTTCGACACTAGCCGCCCGCACTGTAATCGTTCCTGGCTCTGTTGGTGTGACGACACCTTGCGCGGTGACTGTTCCAACGCCCTGGACGATGCTGTATGTCACGCCCTGGTCTGAGCCAACCACGTTTGCATTGATTGATGCGGTTTCGTTGTCGGTGACCGTGTTGCGATCCGGGGTGACGGTCACCGCAATAGACGGGAATTCCGCCAGCACATCAAACGTAGCAACGTTAGTCTGCTCAATTTCTTCAATGGCAATGTTGAGCGCCATCGTGCGCGTTCCTGCGCCAGTGCCGCCAGTGCCGCCGTCTATATCTGTCAATCGAATGTCGTAAGACGACGCACCCGAAGCGCCTGCGCCAATAGGCCGGTGCATGACATGCAAGGCCAATCCGCCCGCGCCCGCGTATTGCGCTCGGTCGCTTGATTCTGTCCAGCCAGTCGATGGGTCGGCTTGCCTCGGGTAAGCATCTGTCGCACCCGCAAACAACTGCAAAGCGTTCGCCGCTTGTGCGGTCACTGCGCCAATGGGTCTGGCGGTGGCGGTGTACTCAAGCACGTTGAATGGCGTAATAGTTCCAATAGCACCATTGAACGAGCCGCACCATGCCTCACCTTCGACTGCCTGAGCAAAGCTCGCCTGCACACCGCCCGAGGTGACATCAGCCGTCAACACTCTTTTGTAAGCGGTGAAGCTGTTGCTGCCCAAAGTGACCGTGCCACCTTTTTGCCAGCCGCTTAACTCAGGCGCAGCGACAGTGCCAGAAAAATGTGTCATGACAATCAGCTGATGTTCGCCCGCTAGCCCTGGCGCTGTTGTGATTGTCGTATTGAATGCCGCCCCATCCCAGGTCGACGCTCTCGAATCTTGTAGTGCTACTTGAGCCATTGTTATGCCTGTAAGGTTGTGCCATCTTCAAAGTAGCAAACAATTTGCCCGTCTGATAATTGGTATGCTTGCCGCACCACTTTATTGACCACCTGATTGCCGTACTGGTTTGCAGCGATCAGCTCGGGCACTTCTGATGGGGCACCGTAAGTCTGGCGCTCGCCATATGAATCACGCGGGTTTCCGTAGGGACGGTCGACAAAGTGATTACCGCCTAAGCAATTCTGTTTTGAGCCATTGGCTACCCAAATTAAAACTGACCGCTTCATGTTGCGAGCAGTGGTGGCATAAGCGGACGCTGCGCCTTGCTGATTGATCAAATACGTGATGGTGCCGTAAGTGTTATCAACTCCGCTTGGCGACTCGTGCCCGGTTTCGTTGCAATGCAATGGTATCGCTGCAATTTCAGGCCTTCCCAAATGCGCGGCAAGCCACTCGATTTGCGCTCTGCAATTGTCAATCTCGACTTGCGAGCGCTCTGGGTTGTAGGCGTACATATACGGATGAGCAAAAACAATGTCGACATGATCAATGCCAAGTCCGCCGTGATTGTCATCGGTCAGCATCTGCGCTTGGAAATACGAGTATTCAGCGTTTGGATTGGCCAGTGTCTTGCCTACACTGCCGTTGAAATCCCCTTCATAGCCGCCAGCAGCAACCAACACACCAGCCGGTGCAACTTCTTTCAGCGCTCTCAATCCTTCGTTCATCTCACGCATAGTCATGAGATTAAAGCAGCGCGTATTGACAGCAGAGCTTGACGCAAACCACGCACGACTCGCACCGATAGTGCGACTGGCAAACTTCTGTTCGTTGCCCAGCTCAAGCACTGGCCAATTGTCTTTTGTGTAGCCTAGTCCTGGCTCACCATTTGGGCCCAACTCAGACACGGGACGATAGATCGCCCTCACGTACTCCTTGATGTACTCCCACGTTTCGGGCGGGTGTGCACCATAAGGGAATGACGGGTATCGGGTGATATTAAATATCTGCCCAAATTGATTTTCCTGTCCGCCTCGCGCTTGAACTTCTGCAATGTTGGCCGCTGAAATCATCCACTTGGGAAACATCCAGATTGGCAGAATCTTGGGGCACCCATTACTCTGCGCTGCACATCTGGCAATCCTCGCCGTTTCGTAGTTGTGCCGACTCTTAACGACTGAGCCGACGAACATGCCACCGTCATCCGGGTTGCCGTTGTCGCGCCAATCGACAAGGCGCATATGCGTAGAAGTCACACCGCCTTGTTTAACGCCAAGCCATTGGTGCCAACCCGTCGCGAATTCTCCGCAAAGCCATGCCGGGTCCGTTGCCACCATCAGATCGCGCACCGCATTGGCGGGCCGTGGCCTGACTACATAGTTTGGATCGGCATCGACTACACCGCCGAACATAGATGAAGTGGTTGATGTGCCGCCCCCTGTTGCCCACGATGGCGGATTGTCCAGCACTTGCTGGCGGGTGAGGACATAAGGCGAGCGGTCATAAGGCCAGGGCGGGACGTAGCCAGCATGTGGATTCTCGTTGAACTTGAACGATTCCATTGTGATTAGGCCGATGGTCGTCCAGTCGCCGCCTGTTACTAGATCCCAGCGCTTGTTTCCGCCGTCTGCGCGAGTCCGAGGATAACGGGCTGGCGCTGCATACTTGTCGTCACCGCCGCGTTCTCTGCCCCCGTACTGGTCAAATCCAAGCTGCACAGCAAAGCGACCATCCGCGCCGTTGTACGGGTCGCCATTGTCGTCAATCACCCGCGCCTGAAACACAATGCCCCAGGCTTTGGTATCGCGGAATAACGCTTTGTCTTTGTAGGTTTCAACGGGCGGCCAGACTTCCACGCCTTCATTGATGGTAGTTGGCCCAAAAGATAAATTGCCGGTGCCTGCTTCGTTGCGTAGTTTGGTGCTTGGGCCGGTCTGCGTGTTGCCATTCCAGCCTAGGTTTGGGCCTAAGCCTGACTCGGGCAAGTCTTGCCATTGCCCCGTGCTCTTTCGACAAGCCGACACTTTCAGCCGCCGCATCTCGAGCCGTAAACCGATGCCCACGTTATGCCCTGTTGCCGGATACGCCCACGGCCACGGGTAAATTTCCTCAACGAAGTCATCAAAGTCATCTTGGCCTGCTGGGGCCGCCCCGAGGTAGCCGACAACAGCATCATAGGTTGGCGACCGCATCACCGCCTCATTGTTGGTGTGTTGACCGAATGCGGGCTGTAACGTGCTGGCTTCTTCCATGCCAGCGATTAGCTCGGCAACCGGGATGTATAGATCGTCTGCTGGTGGCGTTACGGGATCAGGTTCGTATCGGAATGTCACCCGGATCTCATTGCCGGGTTGTACGTTGTCCGAGCCGCCAGCGCCAACAAACGAATACGCCCCAGGGGGGAAGCGAACAAATCGCCCGCTTGCATTGGTAACGGTCAGTCGCGTGGCGTCTGCTACAGCCCCACCTGGCCCGCCGACGCTGGCAAGCTGCACATTATCTACAGCCAGCACCGCATCACCCCAAACTGAGCCGGAGAATGTGCCGGTGATGATGCTGTTCAGGGCGACCAGCTCAAAGGTCAGTGTGCCCTCGCCTAGCCCCGCATTGACCGCCGCTCGTTTGGCCGGATTGTCTGCCGCCGATATGACGGCATTGAGGGTGGCGGTGTCGGCAGTAAATGATGGCACTTTTGATTCCTTGGGTTGGTCTATACCGTTATCAGACATAAAGCTCTGTAGCTCGACCCACCACGGCATTGAGTCGCTCCACTCTGCCGCACCGCCGCCCCAGATTGTTACGCCGTCAGCAACAGATAAGCAGTGGTCGAGCATTTCTCGCCACCGATTAATTGGAATTGCGGTGCCTGTCCCTTGATCTCCGACCGGGTCGTATTCCCACCAAAGATAAGGATAAATCGGCGTATTGGGTGACAAGCGACGCGCTTCTGAAACCTGAAACGAAATCCAATCTTTCCACCATTGCCATTCAGCGTCGCTAGTGGTCTGATCTGCGCTGTCGTAAACGGCGTATGCCTTAGGCGTCCATGCAGCAATGTGCGGATTGATTTGCGGGATTAGTAAGTCATTGGCTCCCCGCAATGGCGCAAGCGTGTCGTTTTGCGCAGTGTATTGCTTGGTCGCAACTAAGCCGGACGCGGGGCCCAGGTTGTAGAAGGTTAGAGGTTGTTGCAATGTGGCTTGCAGCTTTTGTGCTGCGTCCACAATGTTGTCAATGGTGTATTGCAGATCCGCGCCAAAAGTGAACGGCGGAAACATCCAGCATTCAATATCAATGGCAATTAGCTCAGTAACCGCACCCTGCACCGACCACAGCGGCAGCTTGGCATCGTAGCTGGCCTTGGCATTAATTGCGTCTTGGGTCGTAATGTCTAACTGATTTTCTGTTTCCCAGCGCCCGTTTACAAACTGGATTGGATAAGTCCCTGCGGTGTATGCAGCCGGGATGCTGGGTAAATCATTATGCGCAAGCGCCAGCATGTACTTTGGCAACGGGGGTCGATAGGGCTGAATGCCCGCCTGATTTGGGTCGTCAAATACCGTGGCCATGATGACCTTAAACGGTTGCCCATTAATCGGCATTGATAATCTCGCGGTGGATGTTGGATGCCGCCATTTAACCCGCCCTGCGGTTCAAGATCTTGCGAAAATGGTCAGCGGCCCAGATCGTTCCACCAACGCGGGCGCTTGAACAGCCAGCCAAACGCCGTCACCGACATGCCCGCTAAGAACGCCCGCAACTCTCGATTGGCGTGGCCCTCACTGCCGCCCGTCTGCCATGCAGAAATCATCAGGCATTTGCGGAATTCAGCATCGACTAGCTTGCGATCCCCTTGGCCTGTGTAGCCTTTGTCATGCGCTCGGCAGCATGGGCACGCCCATTTAGGTGATATCCATTTGCGGATGCGCCACCATAGCCAGGACGGACCGCACGGGTACTCGGTCTGCTTGTCTGTCACTTAATCACCTCGGACAGCTTCTTGAGCACAGTCGGACGAGAGCCGAACCAGTAACCCACAGCAGTCGTTGCCAGCGTCAGAATAGTGACAACTGAAATAACCGTGAGTTGAATCACGACATTGACCGGCAATCCGCCGTTGTTGAGCGTCTCCAGAAATCCGATCAACAGCATGTTTATGTGCCATGCGCCATAGATCAGCGAGATAGTCAGCACGGGCCGCGTCATGCCGCGCACCCAATCGACCACCGCCATTGCGTACATCACCACTTTGCTCTTTGCCTGGGCGTCTTCAGACAGGTAGGCGGCTCGGTCTGCGCCAATCGAGATCCCCAGATTGCCCAAGTCCATCTTCTCGATGTCAATCTCACCATCAATTGATGCCTGTCTTGCGCGGCCTTCAATCTCAAGCGTCGTCAGCTCTTTCTCTCGATTGAAATTGATGACGGCCATATCTTTGGCGTGGGCGCGAGCATTGGCATTGTCGGCAATCTCAAGCTTGCGAACTTTGTAAGCCATGAACTTATTAACGATGCCGCCAGCGAATCCAACCAGTGACCCAACAATCGGCCCCCAGCCACCCGTAGCAATTCCCGCGAGAGATTCAAGCATGGTCGCCCTCAATGATTAGGTCAAAGTCTTTGTGCTGCATGAGACTCTCAAACGTCGAGACGGTCGCTTGAGATATGAGTACTGCCCGCTGGTTGCTCAACACACCTTGTCGGATGCCAAGCCCTATGCAACCTGAGAAGTGAGTAATAAGCCCTTTGGTCCGGTCTCCGGCTAAGTTGCCGCCGTGCAAGCGAATACCCGACCGCCCCGGTACGTCAAGAATCTCATACATGCGCCGCCGGAATTTGGGCGAGTAAGACATCACCACTCGATATTGCCCATCAGGAATGCACGACACATTGCGAATATTATTTATCCACGGACATTCAATGCTGAGCGCCGTCCAGCCTGGGGCGCGCAACACGCCAAACGTCCCATGTGAACCGCTGATCAGGCGTTGTAGTCGAACGATCAAACGTCACCTTTGCATTTGACCTTCAACGGGATATAGCGCAACAGCATCGGGTGGTCGATCATCAACAAACCATGCTTAGCCCCTGGCATCGGCTGGCTGCACATCAGGACGAAGCCGAGAGATAGAAAGAGTGTCATCACTTGCCCTCTACTTGTTTAGCGCCGCGATTCAGAATCAAGTCAAGACCCTTACCGCCTAAAAGTCCGAACACAACCATTGCGGCGAACACATAGAGCGGATCGGCTTTGTTTCCCAGCATCAAAGCAGAGACGATCAGACCTGAGCAACCGCCTGAGATTGCGGCCGTCCAGAAGCTTCTCCAATCCAGAGAGCCTTCTTCGATTTTGCGCAACCTGCTGACCACGCCGAAGAACGCCGCAATGCCAGACGCGAAAAGCAAAGACTCCCAAGGCAATTCCCAAAGCTCTGGTGCAACAACAGTTCTTACCTTGGAAGTGGCAGCGGTTATACCGCCGGCAATCGCTCCGGCTTTCGACACCACTGATGTGGCTTCACTCATTATTCCGAGACCCGTACAGAATCCGAACGCCGGCTGCTGATACGCAAACCCCGGCCAGAAAATAAACATGAGATATCGGATCTCTAACGTCTAAGTACGCGGGCAGAAGCACTGCGAAAAACATTGGAATTGTCCCGGCAAACACATAAAGCAATCCACTTGCTCGACAGAACCGCCGCCACGCCGGCACCACCAGAAACAACGTTACTTCTAGCAATAACAAGACCGCCAATATTTCTATAGCAACACCAATCACTTGACCGTTTGGAATCGACGCGAACACGCGAGAAGTGCTGGAAGCCGCACTGTAAGCGCCAAGGTAACCCAGCGCCCCAGGCCACAGCAAACAGAGGAATCGGATCATTAGCCGATCACCTTGTCGCCCTGACAAGCCGTTGGTGTTTTTCATAGTTTTTTGCAATTTGCTTTTAACAATAGAAAGCCTGACGCGCAAATAACCGGGGAATGGGTCATGGCCGTTGAACATCCGGGTGCCGGTGTGTGGGGGTCATAATCAAGCGTGGGAGACATCAGTGGTCGGCTGGTAGACCGGCTCCCAATCTGTACCCGCGACATTGGCAGCACCGGTCGTCAGTCTCAGCCATCCTGTTCTGATGTTCCCATTCGCAGTTTTTGACGATGCAGTGTCTTGGTAGAACTGCCCCTGAACCCACGAACCATCATTAGGCTGCGCTGTTCCATCTGAAGCGCCAGGGCTGTTCGTTCGCTTCATTACCGTATCGTCAACCCGGTTGTTAACAGTCGTGAACGCTGATAGGTCCACACCATTCAAGACAACGCTGGTGTAGGTTGCAGCAGCGTTTCTATAGGCGCGAGTCCAATCAGCAGAATACTCAACGCCCATTTCAAACCGAGTTCTAGTTAAAGTTTCAGCGCAGTAAACCCCAAACCGATTGGTGTAAAAGGCTGTCTTGGGATCACTAACCGTGCCCGCAACAACGCAGTCAAAGAGATTGGCAACGTATGCGCCATATCGGGATACATCGGTTGCGACTACATCAAGTCGGCAACGATCGCAGTCCTTGGCCCCTCCGTAAACGGCAACCCCACCAGCATAGAGGCCGTAGTGAACTTTGGTGGCTTGCAACGCAATATTGCAGTCATCTGACCCCTGAATTTCTAATCCCACTCCGTAGGCGTTTATGAACCGCCCCACGGCACTAATCTTTACCTGTCGAGCATTGGCGACTCTGATTAACCGCGTTGTGGATGCTTGCGTGGTATTGCTGTTTTGATCGTCAATAAAGGGGTCTACATAGTTCTCAATCACCAAATTTGCACAAGTGACATTGACGGTCAGTTTGCTGCTCTGGCCATGAACCGCAAAGCCAGCCGTTCCAACAGTGCGAATAAACGCCTTTCCAATCTGAACATTTTCGACAAGTTCATATAAATTGTTTGGCTCAATGTCAATACCACCAGGCATAGAACCACCGCCGACCAAGTGTCCGAACCGATTTGAATAGTAATCATCAACAACAATATTTTTGCCTGTGATGATTGTCAGTCCGTTGCGGCCATCTGTTGCGCTGTTGACCGCCCTAAATCTTCCAAAGTGAACGCCATCACAATAGTCGCCTAATGATCCTGAACCCGTGTGCGTCATGTAGACGCCATCGCCTCGACATTCAACAGCATCAAACTCAGGAATATTTAGGTTCGTACAACCCGCCAGCACAAGCAAGCTGATCTGTTCCCGAACTGTCATGTTTAAGCGGTTGCCGTGCCCTCTGAAGTGTAACGTCACGTCTGCAACCGGCCCGATGTATAGTCCTGCTGGTACAGCAAGCCCCGGCGTGTTGGCGCTACCGTTACCGGCTAAGTACATCCGGCCTTCCATGATAATGGTCGTGCCGTTGTAGGTGCTGTCGTCCATCTTCAGGTCTTTGGCCATGAAGTCTTTTGAAAAGACTAAAAAGCCGCCCTTGTTGGCATCAATAGCTGCCTGCGCTTCAGTTGATGAATCGACTGATGAATCGTAGGTGACGCCCCATTCCGAAGCGTCTCGAAACAGATTCATAGCAGCACGAACTGCGCCCCAATTTGCCGCCGATATTGAAGCCGGATTCTTTGACGGGACTAAATCCCCATTTCCATCAGTAATAGCCATTACGCCACCTCAAGGGCAAAGCCCGGTTCAATTTCGAGCGCAAAGCCCGGTTCAACTTCCAATGCGTAGCCAACAGGCTCGGCAAACGTGACGGTCACAACTCGCACCAACGGATCACCCGCGCTCAATGTCGCTTGCACCGTGTAGCTCGTGTCAGCGCTAACGCCGGTCAGATCGTCAACCGTTACATCAGCAGTAGCGCCGTTGTCAATCAGATTGAATTGCGTGTCACCTGCCGTCAACGACCACCCCGTCACTGTCACGCCAGAAGGCAGATTCGGAACACTGTGCGTTGCAACCGCATCGCCTGACTCTGATAGCGCGGTGACGGGTAGCAGGTTGGCGGTGAGGATTCGGGCTTTGCCAATCGTCCCGCTCCCCGTATCGCCAACATCCCAGCCATCAACCGTCAACGTCTCGTTCATTTCGCCAGAGGTAGTTAGCAGGCTGGCAGATCCCGAAGTCGCCAGCCCACTGACTAACCATCCATCGGCTTGCAACACGTCATCGACTTCGCCACTCATAGTGCCATTGCTCCTGCGCGTTTCGCTGCACCCTCAGCCGCCATTACCTGCATCTGCTGCTGTTCCTCTTGCTTGGCCTGCTCTTGCGCTTGGCGCTCTCGGGTTTTGCGGATCTCGGCTATCTCATCTGGGCTGTTGAGGATGTCGGTCGGAACGTTGGTGCCGTCCGCCACATGCCGATTCGCTTTGTCTTTGTTGATAATGTCGAGCACTGAGGTATCGCCCGTGACTTGCGCCTGCTCATTGACGTAACCGACAAACATCTTGGTAGCCTCGGCATCCTCTTGCTTTTGAGCCCTGGCCAATGGTGAGGTGTAATCAACCGAGTAGGCTTCCAATCCTTCGGGTGGATCACCCAGCACGCCAGCCCGCATCGAAATAGCAAAGCAGCGTTTAACGATCACGCCCAGGAATTCATTCTCAAAGCGATTGAACTCCGGGCCGATCAGCGTCCGAATCATTGCCACGCGCACGCTGACCTCATAGGCGGTCATTTGCGGCTTGTCCTGCGGCTCAAGCTGATCAGTGCGCATCTGCTTGCGGATCTGCTGTTGCAAGTCCTGCTTAGTTGACCAGCCTTGCTGCGCTCCCCGACCGTTGGACGTATCCATGCGCTCGAAATTCGCCATGTCCGCAACGATCACGACGCGACGCGGGCCAATGCGAACCGTGGACGGATTCAACACGCCATCGTCTTTGGCTTTCCAGATCCCGCCTACCGCCAGCTCGCTCGCCTGAATCTCATCTTTGCCCAGGCTTTGCAGCGTCTTGACGTTGGCTAGTGCATCGTCATACGGGCCGATGGCGTAGTGGCTTTTGGGAATGATACGAACGCGGGGCACTGCGCAAGGGAACTCGTGATAGCCAGACTCGCGACAGATGTGCTTGTTGGCCTTCTCAACGTGGTACGCGGCAAATGGCAAATCTTTGGCGAAGGGTGAATCTGGATTGTTCTGCTGGCGGGGCTCAATGCAGTAAAGCAGCTCGACCGTTTTGTCCCACTGATCCGGCCCCTTCATGTACAGCTCGCGGGTTTGCTTGCTGACATTCTCAAGGCCGTATTCGTTGACGCACTGCTCGACGCTCTTGGTCATCTCGCGGTAAATCGTATCGATCATGCCGCCAGACTTTGAAGCGCTGACAAAACATTCGCCTATCGGCCACCACTCAAAGTTAAACCCACCGCCCTCGGCTTCTTCGCAGTACAGCACGAACCAACCAGCGACCACGGCATCATGGAAGTTGTCGTTCACGGTCGAGTCAAAGTTGCTCGCGTGGATGTTCTCCCAGATGAACCGGCCCGATTCGCTCAACCAATCGTTGTGCTCAATCTGGTCATCATCGCCCGAGGTTAGATCAAACCATTGCATATTGCTGGGGACAATCGCCCCAACGATGCCAGCCGATAGCGTCTTGCACGCATCAAGGCCAGTCGAGTCAACGATCTTGGGTTTTTTGTGCTGGTCGTTGTTGACCATGTTGCTTGAGCCGTAAAACGCATCGGCTCGCTCGGTGAATGAGTAGTTGAACCCATCGCGCCAGCGGTTCTCGTGCGGGCCGCGCAGACCCGAAAGCCGCACTTGGCGCTTGCAAATCCGCTCCGCTAATTTTGAGTCATACATCAACGTCCGCCCAATGAACTGCTACCACCACCATAAAGGCTTAACGCTGAGCCCCGGCCCCGATCCAAAGACGAGCGCCGCCGACGTTGCTGGCGCTGGCTGTTCTCTTGCTGCGCTCGCTGACTGGCCTTGACCTCGGCATCGCGCTGCTGCGCCTCAACATCGACTTTCTCGACTTCAGGAAGGCTCGGCTTCTTACCGCACATAACTAGCTCCCGGTTTAGGGCTGGATGTAGCCGTCAACGGATAGTTGAGCTTTGCCGGTCATCTTGGCCTTTTCGGTGGCCTCTGCTCGTGACATCTGCGGCGCTTCTGGTTCTCGCTGAACGCCTGCGCTGACCTTCATCACCACCAGCTTGAGCTGTTGCAGTTCTGCGCGAAGCTCGCCAATCTCGTCGGCTTGCATTTCCAGGCGCTCGGATAGGATCTGCACCAGCTGATCGGTGTTCAAGTCGTCATTGGCTTCGACCTCTGACGCGGTATCGTGCTCGACAGCCGCAGTCATCTCGACCGCATCAGCGGCGTCTGGTGCGTTTTCGTTGGTCGCGTCAATGGTTTCGCCTGGTACAGCGTTGCGTTTGGCCATGTGGGTGGCTCCTGGTCTCGTTAACGGGGAATCTGAGGTTATCGAGTCGCAGGATAGCGAAGCCGTGGCGCAAGATCTTGCGATTTTCCCGTGTGCTCTGACCAGTAGGCCAGCAGGATTTCGCCTTTGTCGTGTGGCGGGTTGGCAATTCCGACCCACCATGAGCGCACTGTGCTGTTTGGAAAGCCCGTATCTCTGGCGATGAGCGACACCGATTTGCCAGCCCGGTTTAGCTGGATGATGACTCGAAACCAGTCAATCGGTGTTAGGGGCTTGCGGATCAGGGGATGGGCCTGCGGTGGTTGCCGTGGGCCAATTGTGCCAGATTGGCTACCGTCCCATCCCCTGACTGAGCCCGTAATACCCAATCAGCGCGGCCTCTGCACGGTCATGACCCATATTTTTGTTAAACAGCCGGTGCGCCAACTCGACCGATGCGGCCTTGTCTTTGCTCAATCGAAGATCCCGCTTCCACTTTGCCGGGGGAACCATCATCACGCCGCGACACATGATCGTCAGCACGCCCTCGGCAATGCCTGCCGCGCTGCCCATGTTCATCAGACTGAACGCGCCCATCTTGTCGCCCTGCATGAACTGCAAATCCTCGATGCAGGCGTAGCAGGGTGCGCCTGCGTAAGCCTTGCGCCAGTTTTGCACGATCATCCCCAGGCCGTGCGGGTCCACCCGGTTCGATTTGCGCTTGGGATCTTTGGGCTTTAGCGGCATCTTGGCGGTGTCGAGCAGTCGAGCGTCTTTGTCGAGTAGCGCCAGGTAGCCAGTCATGCCAGGATCGCAGCCGATCATTAGGATCGTCATAGCTTCCCCTTGATCTGCATCATGTGAGTCCACTGCGCCAATTCTTCCTCGGCAAATCCAAGGGCAGACACAATGGCTTTTGTGTAGCGCTGCTCGACCGTGTTCGATGACGTACCAGCTGCGTCGTTGCTCATCTTAACCATGTAATCGCCCCGAACCGTTTGAGTGATCACCAGGCGCAGAGACACGCATTCAAGGGCAGGTTTGGTTTTGGGCTCGAACCACTTGCCATCCGGCCCACAAAAATCGTTGTCAGCATCTCTCATTTCCCACGCATAGCGGCGATCCCATGGCTCCCCGTAGTTTCTATTCTTCATCCAATCGCACATCAATGGCGGCGGCATAATGCGGACAACCCCGCCAATTAGCGTTTGGACTCCGCTATGAACGCAATCACTGCACTTCGGCTCCAAAACCTTCTCGCCCTCCCATCCTGGCTGGCTCATTTCTGCCCCTGTGTAAAATTCGCGGATCGCCCTGCGGCGTGGGGATTCTTCAAAAATTCCACTTCGCTGCCAAAAACGACAACTCTTCTTACTCGAAAACCTTCCAATCTGACGTACTCTTTTACCAGTGGGGCAACAGTTTCTTCACACTCTGCTCTGAGCTTTTGAATATCGCCCACTAATTCCATTTGCCTTGCGTCGATGTCGTCATCACTCACCGCAGCCTCCCCTCAAACTCCCACCCCATCCGTGGCATCGACTTAACGTCCTGGCCGATGTTCATAGCAGCGCTGACCGCTTGGGCTGCTGGCGTGCGGATTAGATCGGGCGGCGAAGTGTTTTTTGAGTTTTTGTAAACATCCATCCAATAATTTTCAAGCCATTGAACTTGCTCTTTGTATTTTTTCTCTTCGGCTATTGCGGATTCTTTCACTTGCGGCTCGTATAGATGGTGATACGGATACGAGTGCAACAAAACATCGCCCGGAAAGTACTCCACGCCTTGCTCGCTGTTAGTCACAGGCTCCGATGGAATTTGGACCAACGGATGCCGATCCTTCCAAGCCTGCTCCTTAGCCGCCTGCACTTCTTTCATCGCCTGCGCGACTTGCTCAAGCGTCAGAGGCTCGTCGTCCATTGACTGGATTTTGTTGCTTTGTCCGGTTAGCGGCAGATTCAACGGCTCGCTGAGCGCCGCCATCAATCGGTCCATGTGTTTTTCGCCTGCATCTGATTCCATTATTCGATCCCCAAAGGTTCATAAGTCGCTTCAAAAATATCCGGCTCGCACGGGTAGCGTTCGCCTTTGATGCCGGTGATGATCCAGTCGCCAGGGCAAACATTGTGACCACCTTCTAGCGTATCAATCCAGCCGTGACCACACATCGGAGTTTGGCAAATATGGCAATCAACAAGCCCGCTTATTTGAGGATGGTTAAAACGCCGGACAACTTGACCTTCCCAATCTGCTAGCTTGCAATGTTCAGGATCAAACTCGACTAGCTCCCCATTCTCAAAGCCCTGCACGGGATCTGCATAATCATCAGGATGATCGCCGTTCTTTTTCCACTGAGTCGCCTCAATCACTACCGGCTTTTTCCTAAACTTCATCACTCCACCTCCAAAGGCTCATTGACTACCGGGCACTCGCTGATTTTGATTGGATCTATCAAGCCATCCAACTGAATGCAATAACGGGCAATTGGTGCGAAATGTCTGAATGGAATTTTCCAACTCAAGTCCATAACTTCTGGGGGAAACCCAAACTTGCAACTGCGGCAATCTCGGCGATCGCTCATCGATTTAGCGCCGTAAGAATTACGTCTAACCGTTCTACAACCCTTTGCGGATGAATCCTTGCCGAATCTTTAATCGCAAGCGCTTCGTCACGAAACTGAACAAGCAAGTCGCAAGCCCGCTCTGACTTTTCCGGCTGCGCTTGCAACTGAGGCAACCGCTTAATCAGATCGACCAGATAGCCTTTCTGCCTTTGAACGTGTCTCACGTGATCAGTGGTTTGCCACGCCGTCAGCCCATGTTTCTGCGCCTCGTGATAGCCAACCACCGCAATCGCAATGTTCTCAATCTGTGTGGCCATGCAACCGGCGATGTGGTCGATTGAGTTGATGTCGTTGTTCATGATCCTGGCATCCTTTTAACCGCCCCGCGAATCATCGCCCGAGCGTTTTGTAAATTGATCCGCGCTTGCTCTGCGGGTGTTGGGACAATTGGCTTATCGTCATCTCTGGCCATCATCATCATCTGGTGACTTGCCTGCCGCTGGCCGCCAGTCGTGCCCGGTTCCGCGTCGGGTGTGTCATGCCATCGCTTGCGGCGCAAGAATTTGTCGGGGGCCATGATGTGGCGACGCTCGCGGAATCGCCAGGAATGAATCAAAGCCGGAGCCATCTTGCCAAGCTCGATCAAGTCGTATTCGCTCAGCTTGTCGTAGACTACTCGCGCTTCGGTTTTGGCGACCTTTTTCGGATAGATCGACCAAAATTGATCGAAGGTCATGGGCTCGGCTGTTTCTACTGCTTCAAGTGACTGTTGCATGGATAAACCCCATTTGGTTTTCGATTGCCGCCTTGACTGACGGGCCGTAAAAAGTGTGCGCTAAATACTCCATCTTCTCGTCTGTGCTTAGGTCGCAGCACCGTTTGTCCAGCGATGGAATCAGCAAGTAAGGGCTAACGATAGTTGCCCAGCCTGTGGCGTCCTCAGTGCCGCGCATCGCGCTGATGCTGCACGATTCAATCATTTGCTCTTGATGTGCGTTGCTGTACTCGCCGCTATTTGCTCGATTCGTTTTCTTGCGAGCAAGCGTTGCTTTTGCTTCTGACCCTTTGTATCGGTCGCGCAAAATCTTAAATGCCGCTTGAGACTCTTTCGCCGCCGCTTGTTGAGCAATGTCAATCAATGCGTATGTGGACAATTCGACAAAATATCGGCCTTTGAATGCCCCTTTTGTCACGATCATTTGCCGGATTTTTTCTTTCATAGAATCTTCCCTGTATTGCTTGTGGATAATTGTTGCTCACCACAAGCCCCTAATGCTTTGCTGCTTCTGTCCGTTCCTTCCATAAGGCCCCCTACCCCACAACAGAGCATTTAGCCTTAGATGTCCAACCCCGAATTGCTCGGGTCTCACTCAGCAACGGATTGATACCGTTCGCCCCTCGGCATTGTGAGTACAGGCAGCCGGCGGATTCTTTCGGATTTGCACCGGGCGATCTAACTTCGACCCCTTACCGCTGAGCTTTTGTGTGCTGCGGGCACTCTTGGACCCCATAACTTCGTGGCACTGACGGTTGGCTTAGACGCAAAAAACCCGTTTAAGGCTGAAGCGGCTGTCAGTCAACGCGCTATGCGTTGCCCCCTTTCGGGACCGCCCCAGGCTTAAACGGGCTTAGGTTTGCATCGACTGACAGGTCAACGGAGTGAAAGGTATCACAGCCATACCACTCAAGACATAATCATTTGAATTGATACTCGCGGGAGACCATTATCAATCTGCTCGATAAGTACCGCCGCAGTTGGCGCTTCTGGCCGTTGCTGGAATTGACAGACAGAATTATTCGGACGATCCGGTGGTTCGTTGTTGGTTTTATCGTGTGGTTGTGGGTGTCAGGCTGGGGATAGGTGCCGGGTCACAGCGGGAAAAATTGAATGAAAAAACCGCTGCCCCGGCTGCCGGTGTTGGGTGGTTGTTGACGGGCACTACCGGCTGACCCTTATCTGATTAAAACGTATTCCCAGGCCAGTGCCCATGCTTGTCTTTGAATCTGAGCGCCCTGGCGGCTTCCTTCTTACCAACATGAGGGTTGTACTTGCTTCGATATGGCGGCAGAGGGGCAATGTAGCCCGAGCCCACGCCCACATACCAGGGCAGCTTGCTTTCGCTCACAGCGCCGTTATTTGTTCTCAGCGCCTTGCTGGCCCATGACATAAATGCTTTTGCAAGACTTACTTTCATTTGCTAACCCTCCCAATAGCCTTCAATAAATCTTCGTACTCCCACAGATCAGGGATTTTCTTGCCCGTCTGAATCCGCCAGAACGTGGTGGCGCTCATGCCAGTGATGCCGCAGATCTTGCCGGTCTGCTGTTTGTCCATCGCCATGAGCGTGGCTCGTGTTCTTTGTAAGTGTTCACGTAATTTCATGCGACCGATTATCGGCTAGCGTTTCAGATTTGACAAATTCTTTTCTGAAATAGCTTGCTATCGTTTCAGTGTTGAAATAGGATTAAGGCTCAGTCAACACAAACGGAGTCACAATGAACACCTTTCAACAGTCCCAAATCAGCCTAGACACATCGCTGCCCGGTCTGGTTCACGAACCACTAAACACCATTGAAGATCAAGCCGCCGAGCGCTGGTCACAGATGACCGAGACAGAGCAGTGCGCGTACATCCTTGAATGCCTACCCAATCTGCTCGACCTTAACGAAGTGCAGCGCGTTATTTCCAAAGCCATTCGCGGTGAGTCTTATGACGCGACGATGTTGGGTGTTGTGGGGAAAGAGAAAGTTATCGGGTTTATTGCTGATGAGATTCGGGGGGAATCATGATCTTACTAAAACTGTTTGCAGCTTTTGTTATTGGCACGGTCGCCGCTGCAATTAACGACACGTTCTTTGTCTATGACTTTGCCGCTCAAATGGTTGCGGCTACTTCCGGTGCTCTTGCCGTTGCATTGGTGACGTCATGAACTGGACCATCTATTTACTAACCGCCGCGCCCGACTATCTGCGCTGCATCGTGCTTGCCTTGATTGCTGCTGGCCTTTTGTGGGGGATTGCATCATGAACAACTTTGACGACTTCATGCGCCACCTGTCCGACTGGTCACTGTTTGACGATTCCGAGGATCGTAGCTGGCCTAAGTTTTTGGCTGAGTTGGCGGTGGGTGCGGTTGCCTTCTGCTTGGTTTGGGCGCTTGCGATTGTGGTGATGATATGAGCGAAGAATTAGAACTTGATCACGGCGTCGAGGTAATGGGTGCTGACTCGTATAAATCCGGGCTTGTTGAAGATATGGATTTTTCTGATTACCTTGCCATTGATGCGGCTAGCTCATCCAAACTCAAAACCATCATTGATAAGTCGCCCTTGCATTTGAAAGCAGAGGAACAGCAGACGCGCAAAGCATCAACCGAAATGGATATTGGCACAGCAGTCCATTGCATGGTGCTGACGCCTGATCTGATCGATGTCACGGTTGTGGAAATGCCAGACCTGAACTTGCGTAAACCTGCCGACCGTGAGCGCAAGGAAGCCATCATTAGCGGGCTTGAGCCGGGACAAGTTTTGCTCAAGCCAGACGAAATACACCGGGCAGAGTGCTGCGCCAGGGCAATCCAAAATCATAAGGGCGCAATGCACTACCTTGAAATGCCAGGGCGCTCTGAGCTGTCTGGATTTTGGCAGGACAACGAAACGCGCACGAACTGCAAAATGCGTTTTGACCGTCTGACTGATGACCTGATAGCGGTCGATCTGAAAACCACTAACGATGCCAGCCAACGTGGCTTCATGCGGACCATCCAAAACTTTCGCTATGACGTTCAGGCAGGCTTTTATAACAGTGGCAGCGAGCACGTATTCAATGAGTCGTTGCGCTATTGGCTTTGGATTGCAGCGGAGTATCAGGCGCCTTATGGGGTGCAAGTGTTTTTATGTCCTGCCCCGTTGATGGCTATTGGATTGTATCGAGCTAATGATGCGCTTGCGCAATACGCCCTGGCCAAAGAATCAGGGTTTTGGCCCAGCTATCCCGAAACAATTCAGCGAATGGAAATGCCGCGCTATTACATGCAAATTGCTCAATAATTGGAGAGTCACAAATGAGTAACGAAGTCACGACTACAACCAAACCCGCCAGCGCCCTGGCACAGATGGCCACGCGATTCAAAGTCTCTCAGAGCAATCTGGTCAATACGCTCAAAAACACTGTATTCAAAGGCAAGGGCGGCAGCGAAGTATCAGATGAGCAGATGGTAGCGCTGTTGATCGTTGCAGATCAGTACGGGCTTAACCCCTTTACCAAAGAGATTTACGCCTTTCCTGGCAAGGGCAATGACATTGTGCCGATGGTCGGTGTTGACGGCTGGGCTCGTATCATCAACAGTCAGCCCGAGCATGATGGCATTGAGTTTGAATACGGCCCGGATATGTCCGAAAAAGTTCCGGTGCCGCGCTGGATCACATGCACGATCTACCGCAAAGATCGCACGCGACCCACTGTCGTCAAAGAGTTTTACGAAGAATGCAAACGCGGCACTGAGCCCTGGACGCAAATGCCGCGCCGCATGTTGCGACACAAAGCCATGATTCAATGCGCGCGCGTCGCTTATTCATTGGTTGGCATCTACGATCAAGACGAAGCAGAGCGGATCATTGACGCTGAGGTGACTGGCTCTGCTACTGGCGTCGAAGAGATTGACCAGCTCAACATGAAAATCAACGGCAAGCAGTTAACCGACGAGACGCCAGCCGACGAGATTCAATCCGAAGCAGACCAGCAAACCCCCGCCGACGATGACGGCAACGCCATGTCTTACGCGCAAGTACTAAAAAAGATCAACAACTCGGACGCGCTCGATGTTCTGGAAGTTGCGGGCGAAATGATTCGGCTAGTCGTTGATCCGGACGAGCAGGCGAAGCTCACAGCGCGGTATAACGAGCGTGAGCGGGCTATGGAACGCGGCGAAGATTGACCACCCCCTGATCTGGCAGGACTACTCCGACGACTGAAACCAGAGGGCCGTGCGATCCGGCCATTAACTTATAACCACAGAGGATCAAATGAGCGTCGAACAAACCAAAGTCGAAAAGGTTGAACGCATCACCGAAATTGCAGGCTATAACCCAATCGAAGCGGGCCTGTCTACATTGCGCGAAATTGTCAAGACAGCTAATTGGGATCTCGATACAACCGAGGGCGACAAAGAGGCTCGCGCTTTTCGTAAGCAATGCGTGACACTGCGCACAACGCTAGGCAAAGCTTCCAAAGATCTGAAAGCCCCTCACCAGCAAGCGCTTGATGCACTCAACGCGGACTACACCAAACTTATCGACGCTATCAAAGCCATTGAAAAGCCGGTTGATGCTGACATCAAAGCAGTTGAAGAACGCAAAGCCCGCGAACGTGAGGCCGCCCGCGTCGCTGAACTTGAGCGCGTCAAAGAAATTGAAGGGCGTATCGAGTCTATGCGGGGACTGGCAGAGCAAATGGTCGGAGCACCTTCTAATGCTATTCAGTCAACCATTGACAAGCTCGCGGGCGTGGTCGTGGGTGATAGCTACGATGAGTTTGCAGACAAGGCCAAAGCTGTACAGGACTCTGTTATTGATCGCCTAAAGACAATGCACGCCAGTACGCTCGAATCTGAGCAAGCCGCCGAAGCCGTCAGGCTTGAACGCGAAGCACTGAACGCCCAACGCGCCAAAGATGCCGAAGAAAAACAGGCGCTGCTGGCAAAGTTTGAAGCGATGGAAGCCAAAGCCCAGGCCGAAAAGGAAGCCGCAGAGCAAGCTGCTGCCGAGGTTCAAGCAAAGCAAGATGCCGAAGCCGCCAAACTTGAGCAAGAACGCGCAGCCATTGAAGCCGAGAAGCAGCGCCAGGAAGATGAACGGCAAGCCGAAATTGATCGGGCCGAAGCTGCCAAGCACGAAGCAGAAGCACAAGCTGAACGGGACAAGCAGGCCAAAGCAGAAGCAGCGGCTGAGAAGGCCAGAATGAAGGCCGAACAGAAACGACTGGCCGAACTTGCACGAGCGCAAAAGTTAGCATCTGTCGGTGAGGCTGGTTATGATCTGGCAGTGATGGTGATCGACGGCAAGCCAGCCGATGCCATCAAAGCAGCCGCGCAAGCGATCATTGATACCGTAACCCATCAAAAGGACTAACCCAAAATGGCCAGCAAGAAACCCGCAAAGAAAAAGACCGCCGAACCCGTACCGTTTGGCTACGATCAACAGAATTGCAAGGTGACGCATTGTAATCTGCGTTTCGAGAAGCACGGAAAAGAATTAAAGCCCGCGTGTGACCTTACGATTGAGATTCAAGGCAGCAATGCGCTGCTTGGCAAATTCGATCCCGAGTTGATCCCGATGCTGTACACCGATCAGGAACCCGACGCGGATCAGGATGTCAAAGAGTTTGCGGGCATGGAAAAACTCGACCGCCTGCGGTATCGGGAGATTGCCAAGCCTATCGAGTTGACCAAAAAACTTGAGGGTGCGCTGGTCACTTTCCCGTGGGGCCGTGAAAGCCAGTTAGAGTTTTCTACGGCGAAGGTCAACAAGTTTAGAGTCGAGCCAAAGGACGCGGGCTATTGCGTGATCACGTTTAGAGTGCAGTCAGTGTTTGAAAAGAAAGACGCGCAAAAGTTGCTCGGCATTTGGAGTGGTGGCGAAACAACCATCACCGTCGAAGCCGCGCAGAAAGATATGTTTGACGAGGATGGCGTGAACGATGACGCCAAAGCAAGCGACAAAAAAGTAGTGCCATTCTTTGGCAAAAAAACATCGGCTAAAGACGCAACGCCGCCGCTTCAATAAGTTTCCGGCCTGAGCGGAGGGTACAAACCCAATATGTGTTGGGTGCAGAAAACCGTGTTGCTAGTTGTGATCGCTAGCACTTACCCGGAGATTAAAATGATTCCTGACGTCACACAAGACTTGATAAACGCCCTGAAAAACCAAGAGCAAACCGACATGGACGGCACCTATTGCAAAGTTAGTCGGCAGGCAGTTGATGAAGCAATCATGATTTTGCAAGAATTGTTAGACGGCAAACAATCATGAGACTAACCCCCCAAGAATTGCGAACCGCGCAAGAGCAATTGCCACACCTGAACAGCGCGGAGATTGAAGCGCTATTGGCTGATTTTTTGCCCGCCGCAAACTTCACCACAAAAGACGGTCGCGTATTCGTTTCAATGAATGCCGAGCTTCAGGATCTTGTTTCTATTGATTTGCCGGAGTCACCATGAAAACCATTACCCCTTTACTTCTCGCCTTACTCTTAGCCGCCTGCGGTGGCGGTGGCGAATCAGTCGCCCCGACATCCACCGACTCAGCGCAGCGCGACGAGCAACCCGCAGTAGAACCGGCGCAGCCGTCACAGCCAGCACCAGAGCAGCGCCAGCAGCCAGCACCGGCCCCTGTGGTTGGTTCGCCTGAGCCCGTGATCGTCGCGCCTGCCGAGCCTGAGCCAACGTACCCGCAGCTAGTAGACAATATGTCGGCCACGCTCGATTGCGTTCGCGGAAACAACGGCTCATTGCCGCGTTTTCTGATTGTCTATGCCGAGCAGCAGACGACAAACTTTGACTTGGGTATCGGTGGCTCAGACTTCACCTATGACACTAACCCGGCCACTGCCATCATTGAACTGCATGGGTCTGGCGTCACCTACTCGTGGTGGTTGAACGAGTCAGGCAGCGAACAAACATGGACGACGCTCGACAGGAACGGCGAGATTGTGGGCTGGGCTATTCATGGCTCCGAGCGCGATCTGTTTGTGGCCTGTGGTGTTGCGGCTAATGATGTTGAAGGGATAAGGAATCGGTGATGGATGAACAAGAAATTCACGACATTGTCGCGCGAGCTGTTGGAGCGATTTCACCTTATGGTGATATTGACGTTGACGACACGACTCCGGAGGGATGGGCATTCTCAACCGAGTTGATTCGTCTTGCGTTTGAGCGAGCAGCAGAAGAATGTGAATCAAAAATTATTCCCGATTCGCTTCATTGCATTAATTTGGCGGCAGGCCACAACTCAGGGCTTGATACAGCCGCCAAATCTATCCGCGCTTTAATTCCCGCTAATCGTCCATCTGAACACTAGCATTCTGATTTCCTCTCTGCGTCTTAACCACCATCTGCGCCGCCGCGACTTCGGTCTGAACAATGCGCTCTAACCTGATCGGCGTTTCAAGTATCGCCCCCGCCCCCGAGTCAAGGTAATCATCAGGCTGATCCCGTTGCTTAGGATCAAACCCCCGCATCTGCTCGTAGGCGGGCGACTCTTTCACCGACTCATGGCACCAGATGAACCGAGACTTTAGCGGTGGCTCGAAAGCATCAAGTATCCGCGCCTGCTTGTTCGTGCTGCTGAACTTTTCCCCGACCGTAATGCCTACCGGCTTGCAGTGCTTGCGAGCAATAGCGGGGACGAATCCACCTGGCCCATTCACTTCGATATGCACATGATGGATATGGCATTGCCGCAGCGTTTCGATCAGTTGATACACCTGGCCGTCAACTAGCTTTTTGTTGCGCTCGTCGATCACTTCCAGATCACCCGTCAATGCAACGGCTCGATGCCAGTACAGCCGCCCTTCGTAGTCAGCTAAGACAATTGACAAAGCGCTAGCGTCGGACTTGACCTTGCCCAGCGACACATCCCACCACGCCATGAATCCAGCAATGCGAGCCTTGCCCAGCATCATGACGGGGGTGCGGTTGCGAATGACCACGTTGGGCTCAACATCGTAGACAGTCATGCGGTCAGGGTCGAGCCTGGTGGCCGTGATCGCTTTGGCCTTGAGCTGGTATTGGCTGTCCCACGTGTTGATCGTGCGGCAGGCTTTGCGCCGAATCAACAAGTCAGCCCGGTCGAAGCGCTCCGGCCAGATGTTGCCCGCGTAGATGTCAATCTCTGCCATCGGCGGCTTAGCGAATTCAATCGCCTGACCCACGCGCTTGTAGTCGCGCCCCTCAATCAGTAATCGCGCTTTCTTGCCGTGGCCAATGAACACGTACAGGCCATCAGCATTCGGCTTGAACGGAAACGCGAAGCGCTTGAGGTGCGTCGATTCGCGGCATCGCTTGTGATGGCTGAACAAAGGGCGGATGAATTGCTTTGCGCCTTCGTCGGCCACCTCTTGATAGATGGTGTCGTGCGTGTGCGGGGTGCCGATGTAGCGCCGCCGTCCTTTGGGCACAAGGATGTGAATGGCCTCTGCCGTCTTGTCCCGCAGCCCTTCGCGTTTGGCCTCGGTGCGAATGTTCTTTGGTACTTCGATGTCATCAAAGATCGTGCAGGTTGACCGTGAGCCCGTGGCGTTCTGATCAATCCCGATGGCTTCCATTGACGGGTTACGCGCATCGGTGTGGCCATTTACAAAGAACGCATTCTTTGGCGCTCGTGGATCAATCATGCCATCGCACATCGGATGCCGCGCCAGCACATGCCGCGTGTATCGACTCATCTTGGCGGCAACGGTTTTGTCAGCGCCCCAGATCTGCATTACCTCGCGGTGGTTTGCGCGTAACTCCCAGGCTTCAAAGATTGAGACGGTCGTGGACTTTGAAGATCCGCGAAACATCTGAATCAGTAGCAGCGGTTCGTGTCGGTTTTCTTCCAGCCACACGCACAGCTCAACGTGTACAGCCGGAACTTTCCAGCCCTGGATTTTGGCCCACTGCAAATAGAAAGCCAGAAACGAAACCGGCCTGCGATTACTCCCGGCTTCGCTTGACAAGGTGTCTGATCGTGTCAGTCGCTAACGCCTCGTAGTCATCAATCATGCGGTCCTCAGTCGATTGAATGTCGGCCTCTGATTGAATGCTATCGTCGTCCGGCAACGTTGGATCACCCGCCACTACGCGACGTTCAGTGACGATGATCTGACTGAGTTTTGTGACAAGGGACAGCGTGTGGCTGGCGTTCTTCTTACACCAGAGGCGATCACCACGCTGGGGCGCGGACATTTCGCGAATGTGAATCCCCGCCCCTGGCCATTCATCCGGCTTGACCTCAGCCAGAAAAACGTCCATCAGGGTCTCTTGTAGCTCAACTAATTTTTCAAATTGATCTGCCCGCATGGGCGCTATTGTCCCACAACCCCCGCAAAATCGGGCGCTCGGGCTGGTGACGACTCCCCAGGACGCCACCAATAGTCCTGGCCATCCTTCTTAGCGCGTCGCTCCATGCGCCTCAAATAGCCGGGGCTGGCCATTTCTTGAAGGTTGTGCAGCATCAGGCGATCCATCGCCGCGCGTGAGTACCAAAGATTGGCCAGCGGCGTATTCGACTTGAGAAATCGGATCGCCTCGGCCCCGGCTTTCGGGTCATTGCCCCGCGCCACTTGATGCGCATTACCGATGGTCAGTTGAAACGCATCTTCGGCGGTGCTGGCCAGTGGGCCTGCCAGGGTTGCTAGCATGCTATTGCCATAGCGCGTGGTGTCGGTCAGGAAAAAATCACCGAGGATGCCCAGCCCGCCGCCCTGCATAAACGCCGCGCCCCAGGTTGCTGGATCGCTGGTGTCTTTGGGGTCTTTGCCTTTGCTGATGTCTTTGGCGCTCATGGCCACGTAGCCCAGCACCATCAAGCTCGTCAGCATCATTGCGCCGTATTCCATGCGCCCGCCTCTGGCCAATGTCTCATCGTTGAGCATTCGATTCCAGTGACGCGACATCATGGCAATTGGAAACGATTTGAACAGCATCGCACTGCGCCAGATCTCACCGGCTGCGGTGCCCTTTTGCGTGCCGCCCTGCTGAATCGTGCGTGTCATAAGATCAGGATTGACTACCGCGTATTCTGACTCGTCGGTGATGAACGCGAGCAGCCGGGTGATGGCTTGATTCTTTGCGCGGTCGTCAATGTCCAGCGCTTCAATACTCTGCTTGGTCAACATCTGCGACCCGTTGTGCTGCTCGGGTGTGGCCTGCTGGAAGATCTGCCAGGTGTCCTCATTGATCCCGGCCCGCTTCATGCGTTTGAGCGTTTGAGCGTCCAAGGTATCCCATCCCTCGCGGGTGATCTTGCCCATTGCGCCCATCATCGTCATACCAAAGCCGCGCCGCAGACTGTCCGTCCAGGCGTTCATCAGAGACAGTCTCATCGTGGCCTGTGCTGCTTTGCTGGTCCACCCTGGCCCGATGTTGCCTTCTGCCCAGCGATTCATATCACTGATCAGGCTATCGGCAATCAAGCCCGCTCGGTTGGCGAACTCGGCATCGCCCTTACCAAAGGCTCGGATGGTATTGCTGACCAGTTGCAGCGTGGGCAGTTTGTGAAAGCGGGCTGTGACCGCAATCGTCCCGATGTCCGTCACTGATGACAGGACGGCGGCACCGAGTTTGCTGGCGACTTGCAGGTTACGTGCGCCTTGCACTGCATTGGCGATGGTGGCGTTTGCCGGGTGATCGTAAGCGCTCATGACAGTGTTAAACGATGATTTCACATCGACTGCATTCAACCCCACCCGAGTAGACAGCGCTTGCTTTCTGATCGTGTCATAGGCCACCCGAAATGCCGCTTCTGGATTGGGGCCAAAGTTTTCTACCGCGCTAATGTTTTTGGCCAGCCCGCCTACGTGAGCTTGCATTGTTCCTAGTACGCCTGATCGACCATATGCACGCATATAAGCAAGATACTCATCCGGGCCGTTGAAATGAATTTCGCGGTGTTCGCTGTCGGCTTTGGCCAGCATTGATCTACCAATTTGTCCAGGCTGGATTTGATTAGCACCATCGGTTGCCAGCGTTTCCCACGCCGCCCCCAAAAATTCTTTAATCTCATCATCGTTTAGTTTTTTCCCATTGGCGTGGACGTAACGATTTCGATTTAATAACGGCAGCGTTTCGTCAGACCATTGTTGTTTGCCCGCTTTCATGATTGTCACGGCATTGTGAGGCTGCGGAATATACCCATAACCTAGCTTTCCAATTTCACCGCCCGCTTGGTTAAATCTTTGCCGCATCGCTTCAACTGTATCAAGCCAGCTTTTGGCTGCTTGTTTGGCTATCGAACTGCCACTGTCTACACCAAATATTTCTTGGATAACAGCGCGGGCTGTGCGCGGATCTTCAATCAAGCCCAACAATCGGCTATTAATAGCTTCCATCGCCTCAATCAAATCACCAAAATATTGATGTGCAATACCTTTGCGATCTAAATCTATTCGCTCAACATGCTCAAACAATTCCAGGGCCTGCCGCTTACCAGTGGCTTTGGCAGTTTGAAGCCCGGTCACAATCCGACCTGTAGCCACAATCTGTAACGCTATCCTCTGCTTTTTCTTAGCTGCCTCTGCTTCGATCTCGGCAGCGGCATCACTAGCGGCTTGATGCAATCGCTGGTCGCGGCTCATCTGCTGCCATTGCTGTCGATTCTTGTAGGCATTGCGTCTCATGTGGCCGGAGATTCGATCTTCGATCCCGGTGCGCTCCGCTTGGTTCAGGCTGCGGCCAATGGCCTTTTGGACTTCATCAATGCATTGGGCTTTCATTACGTCCTCAGTAGACACTGCACCGCAGCATCAAAGGCTTTGCTTTCGGTTTTGGCCGTGGCAATGGCTTCGCCTGCGTCGGCCAGAGCTTGGGCTGCGGTGATTCGGGTGCCGTCGTCGAGCTCCACCATGAGCTCGGGTGAGCTCGCGATCAGATCGTTTGCCATGAGCTCAGTCTGCGCGGCAAACTCGTCCGCCTGATCTGGGGTGTCTGGGGCTTGTCGGGGTGCTGCACTCTGCTGCACTTCGGCATTGGCATCGGGCCGCTCTTGTGGGCCTGCTCGCGGCGCTGGCTCATTGGCGCGGCTGGCCAGGTCCGGCCCCTCGGCATCGTTCCCGGCTGCGCGAACTTGGTCGGATCTGGCTACCCGAAGCTCAGGACCGTCTGGCCCACGCACCCAAGCCGCGTCGATTTGTCGATCAGCAAGAGACTTTCTGACTGCCGGCGTGTCTGGCGTCGGCGTTCTGGGCGTGCCATTAACCCTGTTTGCGCGGATGTAAACCGGCTGCTCCATCGCATCACCAGCAGC